CCGCCAGCACGTTGCCAGCGTCGTCGTCCCACTCGCGATATGCGCCGCGAACCCTGCCTCCAGCAGCCTCATTCGCGCACCTCGATCAGTGGAATGGACGGCACGTCCGCGGCGTCGAAGCTGGTCAGCTCCACGTCCAGCCGGTCGATATCGAAGCGCACCGGCACATCGAACAGGAAGCCTGCCGTCACAACCGCGCCGAGCGCCGGCGCCACGTCCAGCGTCACCACCCCGGTCAGCGGGTCGACGGAATAGTCGGCGGCGGCGAGGGAGGAACCCGCCACCGCCACCACCACAGAAGCCCCCACCGGCTTCGTGATGGGTCTAAGATATGGATCGAAGTTCGCGCCATAACGCTTGGTTAGATCGAAGGAAACACGTACGCCATCGCCCGTCCCGATCGCCTGGTCCAGCGCCGTCGGCGTGTCCGTGCCGTTCGACGAATAGTCCAGCCCGTCGCGCCACAGGAACGAATGAAACCGCCCGCGACGCTCCTCGAAGAACGCGAGCACCGCCGCCATGTCCGCCCGCGATTTCACCCCGTAGCCGGCATTGTACCGCCGTCGCGAATGCAGCCACCGACTGTTGCGCTCCTCGCGGCCCGAGGCCAGAGTGACAATATCGGTCGCTCGCTCCGGCCCGCCCCGCGCGCCGAGCGAAATGTCGAGGGGGAAGCGGATGGGATGGAAGGTCAAGGCTGAACCTCTTTGTCACAGTCGGGACTCCCTTCTCCCCTTGCGGGAGAAGGTGGCGCGAAGCGCCGGATGAGGGGTTCGCAGGCGAAGTCTGCGCGATCGGAGTGAAACGACGAGCGGTTGCGGATTCTGAGACAGACCCCTCATCCGCCCTTCGGGCACCTTCTCCCGCAAGGGGAGAAGGCGATGACTGCGACCGTCGTGATTAGCTACCCCGCGTCCCCCGCTTCACCGCCCGCAGCAGCATCGCCGACACCTCCGCCTCGCTCGCCGCAAAGCTCCGCGCGTCGGTCGCCGTCACATTGAACGTCACGTTCACCCCGCCACCGCCACCGGCGACGCCCAGCCTTCCATCCGATCCGCGCGACAGCGGCAGCACCGCCTCGGCGCCGGCCTCGCCAGCCAGCCCCAGTCCCTGTCCCAGCCCAAAATAGGTCGGGCTCTGCAGCACGCCGCCTTTGGCGAAGGCGGTGACGCTGGGGTTGTTCGCCGTGAACAGGCTCTCGATCGCCCCGCTGACCAGCGACGACACCGGCTGCAGCGCCGCCTTCAGCGCAATGTCGGCAAAGCTCTGCGCCACCTCGGCCAGCACCGATTTCAGCAACTTGCCGTCGGAGATCGCCCCGCGCAGCGCGCTCGACAGCGAGCGCCCCACCCCATCCGCCAGCGTGCCGATCCCCTTCAGCTCAGCCGACACGTCGTCGAGCCCGTCGAGGCCGTCGTCAAACGCATCCGCCATCACTTCACCTCATCGGGAAACGCCGCCATCAGCCGCCCGAGCGCATCCCGCCCCGGCGCAACGCCCCGCGTACGCCCCGACTGCGCCTCGAACGCCGCTGCCAGTTCGCGCGGCGTCAGGCCCCAGAAGTCGCGGCTCGAGAGCTTCATCACGCCAAAGCCGAAGCGCATCGCCTCAGTCCACGGAAACGCGTTCATGCCGCCTCCCCGAAGGTCGCGCGCAGCAACCGCGCTGCAATCTCGGCCGCGCCGCGCAAGCCGCCCTCGATCGCCATGCGCGCCAGGTCGTCGTCGGTCACGGCATTGCCGCCACCGCGCAGGCCCGCCCCGATGATTGCCGTCAGGTCCCGCGCCGATACCCGCCCGGCCGCGAACCGCTCGCTCAGCCCGACGAGATCCCCGGCCCCGAGCCGCGCCTCTAGCTCGGCCAGCGCGCCCAGCGTCAGGCACAGCACCCGCTCCTCGCCCTCGAACACCGCTGAAATCTCACCCCGCTGGATGTTAGGCATCGTCTTGCTCCTTCCCCGATTTCGCCTCACCACCGGCTGTCATCCCTGCGAAGGCAGGGATCCAACTCTCCGCCAATGCGGGCTGTGAAATGGAATCCTGCCTGCGCAGGGATGACACCGAGTGTGTGCGACGCTCTGCGGAACCGACGGACATCACGCCACCGCAAAACTCAGTTGCCCCGCGCTTTCGAGCGCCAGCTCGAACGTCACCTCGCCGGCATGGTCGGCCGAGAACTCCAGCGCCACGATCTGGAACGGGCCTTCCACCGTGCCGAAATCGGGCAGGATCAGCTGCCAGTTGCGGATGGTGCCGGCAAAGAACAGCGCCCGTATCGTCGCGTCCGATGCCTGGTCCTTGAAAATCCCCGACCCGGCCACTGCCGCCCGCTTGATCCCGCCGCCCGCCAGCAGCTCACGCCACCGCCCGGCGCTCTCGGCATCGGTCACGTCGATCGAGGCCGCATTGAACGCGAGGGAGCGCGAGCGCAGCCCCGCGACCGTCACGAAACTCCCCGACCCGGTCTGGTCGAGCTTCAACAGCATGTCCTTGCCGCTCTGCGCAGCCATGGGTGTTCTCCTTTGAATTCGTCCCCTCACCCGGTCGCTGCGCGACCACCCTCTCGCTCAAGGGAAGAGGGGAAGGGGTGCCACGATCCTCCCCTCTCCCCTTGAGGGAGAGGGGTGCCCGAAGGGCGGGGTGAGGGCAGTTCAGCCCACCGGCTCCGAATAAAACCGCAGCGCCACCGCCGCCCGGGCCTGTCCGGTCTCGGCATCGATCGCCGTATCGGTGCGTTCGTGCTGGCGATGCGTCACCGTGAGGCCGGTTGCGGTCACTGCCTCGGCCACCGCCACCACCCGTTCGGCAATCGCCAGAGCCGCCTTCCGGCTCGGCTGGCCCGCCCACACATGCAGCGTCACCCGATGCTCATGCCCCGGCGCCGCATCGCCGTCGCGCGACAGCAGGTCGTGCCGGGCAATGGCGACGTAGGGCGCCGCAGCCCCCTGCGGCGGCGCATCGAAGATGCCGACGCCCGCGAGGTCGGTGTCGTCGCGCAGGGCAGAGACCAGGGCGGATTGCAACAGAATGATCGGATGCGTCATCGCATGTGGCTCCACCCCACCCACCACGCTGCGCGTGGTCCCCCCTCCCCATCAAGGGGAGGGAAACGAAAGAACCGAAGCATGCAGTCAGGTCTCCCTCCCCCTTGTGGGGAGGGGGTACCGGCGAAGCCGGTGGGTGGGGGTGGCCACAAACTCAATGTCGCGTCTCTCACCCCACCACCCCCGTCTCTACGCACTGGCAACTCAGCCAGGCCCTGCGCCCGTTCAGATCCCCCGCCGACACCACGCTGAGCCACCGCCCCCGATAGCCAAACCGGTCGCCTGCCTTCACGTCGGTCCTGAACCGCACGACCACGCCGTGCGTCACCGCCACGCCGCGCGCGTCGGCCCCGCTGACCTGCCGCGCACTCAGTGCCCGCACCCGGGCCCAGAGCGAGGTCACCGGTACGAACATCACCGCATGCCCGCCCTCGTCCTCGCCCGTCGTCTCCCGCCGCTGGAAACTCACGCGGTCGGTGAGGCTCCCCACCGCCGGCGCCGCCTCGCTCACAGCCGCACCTGACGGTAGCCGGCCACCAGTCGCTCGAACCCGGCCGGCGCCACCGCGTCAGCCACCGCGACATCGCGCTGCTCGAACCAGTGCGCCACCAGCGCCAGCAGCGCCCGCTTAAGGTCATCGGGCACATCGGCCGCGTCGCCGTAGCCGGCCTCGTAATCGATCTCGACCGCCAGCCGCTCGCGCAGCACCGGAAGCTCGGCCGCCGGGAGCAGCACCCGCGCGGGCTCGGTCTGGAGGCCCTCGAGCGGCAGTTCGTGCTCGTCGTCCTGCACGTCGAAGACGCGGAGCGCCGTCACCTCGATCACCGGCGACACCGGCACCTTCACCGCGCCGTCCACCGGCCACCGGTCGAGCACCAGTCGCCAGGTCTGGCTCACCAGCGCCCGGCCCGTCGTCGCCTCGAGATGCAACCGCGCCGCCGCGATCAGGCTGAGCACCAGCCCATCCTCGGCATCGGAATCGAGCCGCAGGAAGGCCTTGGCCTCGGCAAGCGAAACCGGCTCCTCCGCGGGTCCCGCGAGAAGGTAGGAAATCATCGGATGTCCTTGAAAATGAATGGGCCGTCGCAAGTCGGCAATCGGCAGTCGCGCCAATTTCCCGACTGCCGACTGCTTATTGCCGACTGCCGTGCGGCGTCGCCTTACGACGCCGCAAATTTCAGCAGCTTGATCGCGTCAAAGTCCTGCACGCCGCCGCCGACACGCTTGGTCGTGTAGAACAGCACGTAGGGCTTGGCGGAGTACGGGTCGCGCAGCACGTTCACCCCGGTGCGGTCCACCACGAGGTACCCGCGCTTGAAGTCGCCGAAGGCGATCGGCGTCGCTGCCGCGCCGATATCGGGCATGTCCTCGGCCTCGACCAGCTCGAAGCCCATCAGCGTCGCCTTGGCTCCGGCCCCGACACCGGGCGACCACAGGTAATTGCCCTCGCCATCCTTGAGCTTGCGTACCGACCATTGCGTCTTGCGGTTCATCACCCAGCTGGCGTTCTGCCGGTAGCCGGCCTTGAGCGCATAGACGAGGTCGACCAGCACGTCGCTCGCATCGCTCGCCGGCCAGGCGCCGGACACGCCGGTGGCGAGGTAGCCGATCTTGCCCCAGGTCCAGCTGGCCTCAGCCGCCAGCGTCTGCTGCAGGAAGCCCTTGGGCTTGTTGGTGCCGTTGCCGTTGACGAAGGCCGCCGTCTCCTGCTCGGCAAACGCGGTGTTCACCTCGTCGGCGATCCACTGGCCCACATCCACCGCCGCATCGTCGAGAAAGGCCGAGGTCGCCGCCGGCATGGCGTAGAGCTCGGCCGTGGCGAAATCGATCGCGTCGATGGTCTGGCTGGTGGTCTGCGGACGCGCCGCGGTCTCGGCCACCCAGCCGACGGCCGGGCCGGTCAGCGTCACCGGCTTCTTGTAGACGGCCGCGCTGACATTGCGCACCGAGGCGATCGCACGGATCGGCGACACCGCGGTCAGCTTGGTCAGGATTTCGCTCTCGGTCTCGGCCGGCACCAGGTAGCCGCCGTCGGGGTTGGAGCCGATCGACAGCGCCTTCTCCTCGCCGCGCTTCACATAGGCCGAGAAGGCGTCCTTGTACTCGTCGCCGAGGTCGGGCCGCCCTGCCTCGAGCGCCGGGCGGGCGCGGTCGAGCGCCAGCCGGTCCATCGCGGCCTTGGCGCCATCGAGCGCCTGGTTCAGGCGGCCGAGCTTTTCCTCGGTCAGCGCATCGGCCTGCCCACGCTTTTCGAGCTCCTTCAGGCGCCCGTCATTGGTGCGCTTGAACTCCTCGAAGGCGCTCATCAGTTCGCCCAGGGTCGCCTCGGACTCCGGGGCAGCCGCAATCGCCGCCTTGTTCTCAAGGCGGTCCATCAGATCGGTCATTGGTGGTCCTCTATTGCTTCAGAAGCGAAATGGCCGCGCGCAGCGACCGCTGAGACCCGGCAGCACCGGGCGCGATGCGGGCGTCCGCCAGCATCGGAAACGTCACGATCGAGATCTCCCACAGGTCGATCTGCCATAGCCGCCGCAGGCCGCCGCGCGCCTCGCGCGTCGCCCGCTCGGTGCGAAAGCCGATCGACAGCCCGTCGATGGCGCGTTTCTCGATCAGGCGGCGCAATGCGTCGGCACGCGGCACGCCGGGCACCAGCCGGCCCTCGACCCAGAGCCCATAGCCATCCTCGCGCACGACGTCCCAGGTGCCGACCGGCTCCTTGGGGTCGTGCTGGAACAGCATCCTGAGCTTGTTGGCCCCGCGCTTGGCCAGCGATCTGGCGAAGGCGCCCGGCATCACCAGGTCGCCTGCCTCGTCGGTCCGCCCGAACACGCTGGCATAGCCGGCAAAACGTCCGGCCTCGTCGATGGGGATCGGCTGCAT